TCAATCTACAAACGACCATAAAATTATGCCAGACTTAACATTATCAGCTAACATTGACGGATTCCTTGCGGAGACAAGTGCTTTACATATTGCCAACGGGATTGTTGATGGATCAGCAATTTCATCCGTCGATACTAACACCAGAAATCTCGCAGATTCAGTCGGCGTTACAACTTTGGATTGGGATAATCGCATACTCAACGATGCCTCTGGGAATCCAATCGCAAAATGGGGCGAGGATAATTTTACTGGCGTTTTTGGTATTGCTTTTGCTCCAGATGGTATGGGTAATTTTTACCACTTACTTAATGCTGATGGCTTAAAGTTTTTTGGAGCTGCCCGTTATGGACAAGCAACCATTGATTACAATGGGACAACTGTTATTGATATAGTGAATAGCAACCTTATCAGTTCTGCTGGAAATATCGATTGGTATAATGGTTACCTTTACAACGGTGGTAATATTACTGTTGATTGGGTTTATGGGTCTTTAGCAGATGCTAACGGAACTACTGTAAATTGGGGAACTCACGAACTCATGGATACTGCGGTTGTGGCGATGGATTGGTCAGGTGGATCAGCTACCTTCCCCAGAGGTGCAACATTAACGCCAACAGCAGTCGCATCGCTTGTCGGTAATGAAGGCACAATCGCCTACGTTAATGACGCTACTACACCAGTCATTGGAGTAGCAGTTACAGGTGGTGGTGCAGCAAAATGCTTGGTCTGCTACAACGGAACTTCTTGGATCGTAACTGCTCTTTTATAAAATTCTAAACTAATTAAATATATGCTAACGGAAATTACACCTACCGAGTCAGTAATGGCTAACCAAGTCGCACAACGTATTGTTACTGAGATCGTCAATCTTTCCAAACGGATCGTTGTCATTCGCACCGAAGGTATCCCTGCCATTGCTGCTTCCCCAGCTACTCCAGAAATGACCCTTCCAGACGGTCGCAAGATCCCTGCACGTCCAGCACGTCCTGCGATGGCTGCCATCAGTGCAGATGCAATCAATGCTGCTCTCGGCAAGGATAACTGCGATCTACTCGACTCGATCAAAGCCTCGATCTTGTAAAAATTATTTTCATCCTAACCGACTAAAGCTAATCTAATGCTCGCTGCCAATTACGACATCACTCTTGATCGTGCAGCCGAATATACATTCGTGCTTACGGTTCGGAATCAGGCAGGAACTGCTGTGGACATCGGTAGTGCCGCGTTCTACGCTGACATTCGCGACGTAACTTCTCGTAGAAAAGCTGTGTCGTTCACCCCGACGATCTTGGATAGCGGAGTAAATGGTCAGGTATCATTTAACCTTACGGAAGCGAATACACTAACGCTCCAACCTTTTAGCAAATACGTTTACGACATCTTTATGCGTCGCAGCGGTGTGACGGATCGACTCATCGAAGGCTCCGTGACTGTGCGTGACAACACAACCAAGGGATCTCCCATAGAACCAACTGCCTAAAACAATGCCATCAGACACATATACCTTAACCATCTCCGACTCTGGGACTAGCACGCCTTCTACGGGTTCTGTTACAAACACCTCCCTCGCAGCTAACGCGGCAATCGCGTTTAGTAAGCTGGCAACCTTGACCAGCGGAAATGTTCTTGTAGGCAATAGCTCGAACGTCGCTACGTCAGTTGCCGTTACTGGGGACGTCACGGTATCAAATACGGGCGTAACGACTATCGCCAACAACGCTATCACTAGCGCCAAGATCGCCAATGGTGCGGTGGGTAGTTCCCAGCTCGCCTCGGGATTAACGCTCGGCGGGACGACAAGCGGCACGTTCAGTGGTAACGTGACTGGTAACGTGACTGGTAACGTGACTGGTAACGTGACTGGTAACGTGACTGGTAATACATCGGGAAGTGCTGCCAGTTTTACTGGAGTACTCGCGGGCAACGTAACTGGCACTCAGGGAGCTACTACCATTGCGAACGACGCCGTTACGTTTGCGAAGATGCAAAACGTATCCGAATACACGGTTCTTGGGAAACCTTCCGCGGGTTCTGGTGACGTCACAGAGATCGGTTCATCTTCCTTCATGTTGCAGTCAGGAACGGGATTTCTGAGACAGGCGGACGCCTCTACTGCTAGATCGACTTTGGGTTTAGGCACTCTCGCTACCCAAAACTCCGTAACGGCCACTTCCGGAGGTACCGGACAGACGTCATACGCCGTCGGGGATATTCTGTATGCGAGCACCACTACAGCTTTGTCAAAACTTTCCAGTGGGGCGGCTAATACTGTGCTCCGTTCAAACGGAACTACTCCTTCGTATGGACAGGTTGTCCTCACGACGGATGTGTCTGGCATTCTGCCAGTAGCTAACGGTGGTACAGGAGTTACTACCGGATCTGCGTTAGCGACTTTCCTCACGACCCCGTCGAGTGCGAACCTCAAAACTGCTGTGACGGATGAGACAGGATCAGGTGCGCTTGTATTCGCTACTTCTCCGACTTTAGTCACACCTATCTTGGGCATACCTACTTCTGGCACGCTCGCAAATTGCACTGGTCTGCCTTTAACCACTGGCGTAACTGGAACTCTACCTGTAGCTAATGGCGGTACAGGAGTCACCCAATCTGCATACGGTGGGTATTATATTTCGACCTCTGCTGCAACAACAATAGTCACGGCTGGAGATTATGTAAAAGTTGCTGGAACGACAACGGCTGATACTGTATCTAACTTCACACACTCCGCTAGTAACAGATTGATATATACAGGAACTGCGACACGTAAGTTTGTGCTAACTGCCGCGCTAAGTTTTCATGGAACTAACTCGAATGATTATAAGTTTGCCTTTTACAAGAATACAACCACAATATTAGTTCCGTCAGTTATCTCAGGAACAGGCACAGGTTCTGGTAATTTGGTTCATATATCGTGCCAATGTATTGTTGAGCTAGCTACTAATGATTTTATTGAAGTATTTGTTACGAATGTCGATGGCACGGGTAGTCCAACCATAGACTTAATGAACGTGACGGCGATACCGCTCATCTAAAAATTATGCCTGTATCACAACTACCACAAGCACCATTTAGACAGGATCGGAGAGTATTCCCGACTCCTCTGATTGGTGATGTTCTATTCAGCGAAGTCCGTGACTGCAACCGCATCCTGATTCCTGAATACGGAACCTCGCACCCTGACGCAGCCAAGTGGCCGGATCACAAGCTCGTCTACGTTAAGCCAGTAGACATCGAGCGCGACGGGATCTTTGAGTTCTTCTACGCGGCAGATCGCGAGAACCAAGACCTCTACAACTTTTCTTCAGGATACAGGAACATCGTTGGGAATGTAGGTGGGCGGGAGTTTCGGGTCGTTCAACGTACGTATGTTACGTTGCGCGAACATTTCCAGCCTCTGGATATCTCGTTCGGGACGCCGATGCCTAACATACCGGAAGGTAAGTTCGACGGGGTTGAATATGTATTCTTCGACAGGCAGCAGCAAGCGATACAGGAAGAAACTCTCAATTCCCTCTACGTCGCAGAGGTCCACACCTACATCGAGACGGCTTTTCTGGAACTCAAGATCTCTTTCTCGACCACAAAAAGCGATGTAATACCAGAAAAATTTCAAGTTTTAATTCCTCAAACAACTACCGAGCAGATCGTTGAAGGCCTCGCCGAGCAGCCAGTTCTAACCGACACACAGCTGTCTGTCAAAGAGACACAGATCAATCCAGATATCAAGGTCGTAGATATCGTATCGAGAGAAAAGCCGGAAGACGATATCTCTCTAATCGGAAAACGTGCGTATGTAGAAGGCGGACCCCCAGCAAATGTAATTGAAACGTACTCTAAAGATGAAATTGATGTTGATACTAGCGTCTTTGTAGTTCAGTCTACCGTCACTCCATTAGGCGACGGCGGTTTTATAAAAGAGACAGTCGAGGTCGAATCGTGGCCCGTACTTACGGGTTCTGAATTCGACCCCGTGTTGAATACACAGGTGGTAAACACGCAGCAGATGGTCGAACCGCCGACAGATTTCACCGAGCCCAACACCTCGTTCAGACCGATAAATGAGGACCGAACGTTAAAGATTGTTGAGGAGGTTCCAGTAGATGCTCTTGAAGAATATCACATTTCAGTTCCAACAAGAATTGACCTACGGATGCCAGCAGTCCTTAAATCTATTAGCGTGTTGTGGATTGTTGATGAAAGCGGATCTGACGGAGAGTCAGTCGGTTCTGCAACGGAGCCTGATAAAGTGGACGAGTATTCAGCGAAAGGCTATTCAATAACTGCCAGCGCTGGAATGGAAGGGAGAGCAGAGTACTCAGCCCAACCCACAGTGAGTATTGATACCGAGGCCGTTTTTGGGAGTGATATTTCAGCCACAGTGCATTTTTTCTATTTAGATTCAAGGGGACTACCGGTAAGTGAAGGCTCCCTGCTATCAAGAATAAACGCTCTGACTGGAGACCAAATTAGTAGCTGGCCTCGATTCAAACCAAAGTCCCACACTATTGTTGCGAACGGTGCGACGGTAACGAGTAGTTCGACAGCGAAACTATCTTCAACGATATTAAGAACTTTCGAGGACGATGAAATCTCCTCTGAATCTTCATCCGAAGGAGGATCATTTGCGATTGACCGTTCTGTTGACGTAATCAACGTGGCTCCAACGATACATGGGACCATTACAGTAATTAACGCCGATCAAATTACATCCATATTCACAGCATCGCAAGCTAGGGCACGACTCGAAGGCGACGCGTTTGAAGAAATCGATCCCGTCATCATAACTAAAGGCGCTTCCGCACCTGTCGGTGTGACACCACTATCTTTCCCTGCGACGAACCCCCCAGACATACCCAGATCAGGGTTCTACTTAGTGGGGTCATCTGCTGAACCATTTAAGTGGGGCTGGCTAAAATGCTCCGCGACAATTATTGACGCAAGTCAATTTGCCTCTTAATATTTACTATGGCTGAAAATGTAAACATGGATTCCTTTATACGGGATACTCTTAGCTCGTTACGAAGACCCCGAGACGTAGACTTCTACGCGGATCAGCCGTCACTTATCTCGACGTCCACAAAGAAATTTACCACAACTAGCATTGTTGGTACACCTCTTGATGTAGGCACCCAAGGTTATGTGTTGCCTCCACCAGCACAGGAGCATCAGTGGCAAGCCACAACTGCGACAGCTACGACGTTGAACGTGATAGGTGGTGTTTTCCGTAGTCAAGGAGATTTCAATCAAACGGATGTGCTTGGTGTTGTGTTGGTAGTGGGGGCTAGTGGGTATGTAATCCTTACCGTTATTCGCGATGAAGGTTCCCGCGAAGTAGTTGGTGTGCCCGTCATCTCCTATGTTGAAGGAGACCCGCCCGCATCAGATTACTACAATCAAATTATCCCGCTTGCCAAGGTCACTTTTGAAGAGGGAGCAATAACCAATATACTTCAATTAAAATTTGAAGAGTTGCACGTATTCGAGGATCTGGCAGTGGTCAACGGGGAGTTCAGGCTTGTCGATTTGCTAATGGCTGGACGCAACATTTACGAGCTACCACCATGAGTAACGGGGTTTTCACACGGATGAAGAGATTCACTTTCGTTGAGAAGACCTTGGCGGAAGTAGGCGATGGCACAGCTTATCCATTGAAGGCTACTGCGGATCAAGTTGCTGAAGTTTTTTATAGGGTTAAAGATGCTTGGTTTACTTCTGGAGAAGTTGACCTTGGAACCACAGGTAAAATTTCAGTATACGGGACACTAGCAGTTGGTGACCCCTTTGTTTTTGGGGGCGGAGGTGACTATCGAGAAAGAGCTTATGGTGTTCAAAAAGACTTTGATTGGGCAAACGAAGATTATTATTTCCAAGATGCCTATACTTCAGGAATCCCAGACTTTGCTTACGCTTACGATATAGATACGAAGGAAAGAGCATTGTTTCAACCGGATGACGGAGATGTCAGCATTAACTATGCACAAGCTCCAACCTCTTTATTCATCCAGCCAGATGTCGAGTTTGATGCAAATGTAACTAACTATCCAGAAATTACATTTCGATGTGGATTCAGTCATCTCCATAACTGTGATTCTCTGCCGACCGCATCTTATGGTATTTACGCATATCCAGAGGGATCAAGTCCTACCGATGCGACAGAAACAAAATCATCAGTTGTTTTCTCTGGTCAAGTTGCATGGGTTGATGTTAATGGTTCTGGAAATCCTATTGACCCCCTTAACGAGCTTTATATAGGCGTTAGGTTCTCAGCATTGACTTTCTATGGATCATCCGCACCCCCGCTATGGATTGGAACAGATGACGACTATTATACAGACCCTTTGTATTGCGATTTCGTAATCGAGTTAGCCAGTTCAACATTGCGATGTCCGATGTATTGTGATATTATTGGGGGGTTCACTAGCTCGTCAGATTTTGTAATGACTGCCAAAGAGTGGTGGCCATACGCTAAAGACTCCCCCGCCGTCCCTGTCTGGGACACGGATACGGGGTTAAAGCTCTAGCCCAACCCTAAACCTTTACTCTTGACCCTTAGTTTCTTTGCATATACATTTTGACTTGTAAAATCCTAAAGAAGTAATGCCAGCCATCACCGTCAATCAGCTTGTTCCCCTGCTCGGTAGTTACATCGAGCCGAGTGGTAACTTCAAATCGAGCCTGAGTCAGGTATTGTCTCGTATTTACAATATGGGTACGTATCGTGACTTGACCATCCAGTATAGTTTACCAGTAGTTGACAACTGCATTACCCTGCCGGACGAAGCTGACGCCGTCCTGCATACGATCGTTGATAACCAACCAGTTCCCGTTCGGTCTTTATGGCACGACTTTAAGTCCGTCGGCATGAACACTGGTACGACTGACTTGTCGTTTGGTCTGATTGATGCGGGGTATCACCCCATCAAGCGGCTTATCGAAACTGCAACAAACACTTTACATATCGTGCCGTCTGACCACTCACCGACACGCAGCAATTTTAGTACAACCGACGGCGGATCTATCTCCATTACAGCGACTGACGGAGATAAAATCTACACGTCCACAACCGACTCTGTCTCAGACAGTGACGTCCCCCTTACGTTCTCACAGCCGATTAGTTCAGTAATAAGTATTCAGTTTGATCTTCTAGCTGACTTATACGACATTCGGATAACTGCTGCTGATGCGGATACCACCATCGCCACAGTCGGACCAAACTCTGGCGTTACTCGCTATCGAAGATTCCGCCTTAATAACGCTACTGACGGACAGACCGTCGTGCATGTTCTTTGCAAACGCGCCTTCCAACCCCTCCGCACTGACAACGACATCGTGTATGTAAGCAACGTTGGGGCTTTGAAACAGGGGTTACTAGGTCGCCTAATGGAAGACAACGCTGACATCGAGCGTGCTGAATATCACTGGAACAAGTGCATGCAACTCATGGAAGAGGAAGCTGCTTCAGCGCGTGGTGCTGCTGTTCCGAGATTGAACGTCGATCCTTACGGGACAGGCAACCTTAACCGAATCATACAACTGTACTAATGCTAGTTACTAAACCATCCGGCGAAGACCGGAAACAGGCACGTGCCGAGGCGAAAGCAATGGGCGTGCTAAGAGGGTCTATCTCACGCGGACGCGGTAACGAGATTGGAATGATGGGTGAGATACTTACCCACCGTGAGATCGGAGGTGCTCGTGTCGGCGACGTCAATTTTGCCTACGACATTGTCTTAGAAAACGGTATCACGGTTGATGTGAAGACCACAAAGGCGTCGAGTGTGCCAGAACCCCATTATGTCGCTCGCGTGTATGGTAGCGAGGCCAGTAAGGAAAAGCTCAGTAGCAAATGTAATGTCTACTATTTCGTTAGGTGTAACCAGCAGATGACTCTAGCCACACTTGTGGGTTGGTTGCCAGCAGAACAGTTTATAGAGAAAGCCTTGTTCCTTCCAAAAGGGAACGTGGACCCTAACGACGGTAAGCTGTCGTTCTCTGACGAGTTTGTCTTACCTATATCAGAGCTTAACCCGCCCTCCGTGAAGATCACAAAAGGGCGGGTCCGATAGTCTGATTTAGAAATCGCCGCCTTGGTCGATGTCGAAAGCCTCTGAGAGGTCGATCTCCCAGATCTTACCGCCACCTTGACCCTTGCTGCGAACGGGTCTAATGCCTTTGTTGTGTTGGCTAACTTCTTCGAGTACTGTCATGCCTCGACGCACGAACTCAAGGTTGCCGCTATTGCCTACGGATCTACCACCGTTACATTCGTGCAGCACGACGGTGAACTCAGTAAGAGTGCCACGCCACTTGGTCAGGGCTACTGTTTCGCGAACCTTCTTAGCGAAGAACTCAACCATTTCAGCGATTGCTGAACGTGAACTATTATCGTAGGCCGCCGCTTCGATGAACGAGTCGATGTAGGTTTTGACACCGAAACGGCTGGAGTCTTTGACTTCGATCGGTGGTTGCCAGTCGTAGAGCCATCTAAGGAAGAACGGTAGCTCCGCGTTAATGGTGCTCTCGACAAACTCATTCGAGCCGAACTTAACCTTGTGCCCGCTATTGATTCGGAGCGCAATGATCTTGTCTCGGTTGCTACTGTCCAAAGATGGCAACGCTGCGAGTGAGTTGGCGTCGAGGTTAAGCGACATCATAACTCGACCCGACCACGGAAGTGGGATGGCGTCGGCGTACTTAGCATGATACTCCAACCTTGGGTTCGCTACACAACGTTTGGTGAGCTCAACGAATTTACGCTGGTCTGCATAGGTAGCTGCCGCCGTCTGGTCGTCCACAACCCACGCCGCCGACCCGCAGAGATCGCGGTTGAAGCTAGTCTTGCCGGACAGATAATCCGAAGCGTCACTAAACCCACCGACTGCTGTGCCTATGATCTTGTTCGTAAGTAGCGTCTTTCCGTGTCCGGCTGGCCCTAGTAAGATCATCAGTTGCCCTTGATCCAACCGATATTCCAGTACGGCTTTATACAGGCGCTGAAACCAAGCGAGGAAGTAGGGTAGTGTCTCATGTCCCTCAGCACTCTTCGCGAAGAAGGGAGTAATGAACGCCTCAATCCACGGCCAATTAGCTGGGTCACCATTATCAGCAAAGGGTACGGCGGTAGTGCGGCAGTTGTTCAGTATCTTCCTACCGTAATAGCCTACTACACGTTCTTTCGAGAAGACGACCGGAGCAACTTCTTCGACTCGACAATCATTGGAGATCGTGAGCACTGCCTGCTCCACTTCGGAGATGGTCTGATTCTTCTTTAGCTTAGGGCAAAAACCAGCCTTGCGTAACTCTAGCACAAGTTGCTCTTTGGGAATTATGACAGGTCCTCCGTTAAGGAGCTTATAGTATGCCTTGCCGTTGAACCAATACTGGTCGAGAAGAGTGGATAGTTTTTTCTCTTCGTGCTTCGATACAAACTGTTTACTCAATATCGAAGCCCACGATTTAAAGCCCGTACCAGCGCGGTCAGAATAGCAGATCACTCCGTCTTCCCGAACCTGACATCCGTCACGGTCGATGCCGTCGTCAATCCAGAACAATGGACCACGAGCGCCGACAACGAAATCACCCTTCCAGCGGTTTGGAAAACGGCGAGCTACTTCGGCAGCAACCTCGTCAAGTGGGATGCTCGTATCCTCGGTGCGTATAGCAGTGTCGTTTGCTGCTTTCAGGAGTATGGTTCTGACGAAGGATATTGGTATGGGGTCACCAATCCTAGTCCAGTCCTCACCCAACTCAAAGTATTGAGACGGCTTCAGGCTGGTTTTATCAAAGCCCGCAAGCAGCATCGAAGCCTTAAGCCCGTCGGATAGGCGTTTCATGAATGACTCAGCAAGAGCGGAAGCTATAGGTAAGACACCATCAAATTCCCAGATCAGTCGAATGTAACCCGATTGAGTTCGCGTCCGCCACGTTGGCATGTGGCCGCCGTCGCATCTGATCTTGAGTATGTTGTCGATGTTCGGCCAATCAACCGGAGCGTCAAAGTCTGCTACAAAACCGTGCAGTTTGTTGATGGGGTTGTCGTCACTGATTCGTCCGTTTGGGCTGTCCCCCTCTGCCATTGAATAGAAGCAGTGATTGGTGTTAGCGTCGGCGCACCATGCTCGGTACTCTGCTTTCGTTGAGAACGATGGCTTAGGGAACGATAGGGTTGATGGGTCTTCAACTGGAGTTATAGTGGAAGCTCGATGATTTTTAAGGTATCTGTATTTCATATAGGTGTTGTATTATTTGGAGTAGAGGTCGCATATGTGCCCTTCAGCGGCAACTGGAATGTCGGGAATCCATGTCGGTGGGGTGTGCATGATTTCAAGGATCTTTGCAAGAGCTTCTTCGGCTTGCGCTTCCGGAACTTCACAAACTATTTCGTCGTGGACGTGGAGGATGACGGGAAATCCCGCCGCATCCACTCGCAGCATCATGTCTGAGAAGATGTCTCGCGCCAATCCCTGTGACATGTTTTCGGTAAGAATACCACCCCACAACTGGAAGTCGCGGAGTTGGCCGTTGCGGACGATCTTGCCGATGTAGCGGAATCGGGTCACCGAACCAGCCTCTTTCATCCGCTTGATCTTTCCGTAGCGCAAGGCACGATTAGATGGCAGTTCCAGTTGGAATGGCTCACCGACAGCACAGGCAGTTGCCATGTTCTGGTCTAGCGAGCGCCAGAGTTTTGGCACTGTAGGCATACGCTCGCGGTATAGCTTAACTGCTTTCTCTGCTTCTTCGAGCGCCATGCCACTGAACGTAGAGAACTTGGCGGCGCCCATCCCGTACGAACAACCCAACGCGATCGATTTCACTTTGTGCCGTAGTTGCTTATCGTACTCCTTGAGCGGTCCGTTAGCCGGATCATGTAGACCCAAGAGTACACCGAACGCATGGTAGATGTCGTCGGACTCACGGATCAGATCGAGTGCTTTACGGTCCTCGGCGAGCCAGCACAAGGTACGAACTTCAATCTGCGACAAGTCGGCAACAATCAGCTTGTATCCGTCCTTCGGCCTAATCATGTGGCGGAAGTTAACGCCGAACATCCCCTCTCTTGGGAGGTTCTGGAGATTGAGATTACCACCACTACCGCTGAAACGTGCCGTTGGGTTAGCACCACAGTACATTAAGCCGCCGTAGTATCTACCGTCAGGCATTGTCCCGCCATCAAATGCCTCCAGCTTACGGAGGAAGGTATTGATGCGTCGATAGTTCTGCACGGCACGCGCCCAAGGGCACGCGTCTTGGAATGCGGCAAACCATTTGTCTGCTTCCTCATTACCAGCGGCGAGCGAAGCTGGAGGCACAATACCTTGGGCTCGGCATTGGTTGTTGAAGGCTTTACGCGACAGCGGTGTGTTGTCTCCAATCCAAGGGATGGATTGCTCTGCATTAAATAGCTCGGTTCGGATCTGTTCTAGGTTCTCCTTGAGTAGCGTTGTGTCAATAGGAATACCCCTCTGCCCGACCTTTCGATTGAGCTCGCTGATGTCTCGCTCCGTTTGAGGCCATCTATCAGATAGCTCTTGCCACAAGCGTAAGCAGAGCTCGGAGTCCTTAATGGCATACTCGGTAACCTCTTTCTTGAAGTCATCGGTCATCAAGTTCCACTGCTTGCCTTTCATGTTGTCGCGGGTAGTCTTGCTGATCTCCAAACCGAATACGGCTGCTGATGCGTTCTTCAAAGACCGTGGGAGGCCGAGGAACGCTGTCATGTCAGCTGTGCAATGCCACTCAGCAGGGCTGCATGGGCTAAACCACCCGACCTCAACACCGTAAAGATACAGGCTCTCGTCGAATGAAGCGTTGTGGCTTAGCAATACATGACCGTTCAGCATAGACCAGTCAAACTGCCTAGGACATCCGGCGTAAACAAAACCATCATCGCCTACTACTGTTACCATGTAGGCGTCGAATTGAGGGTGTGAAAAGTAACCCCTCGGTCCCAATGTTGTGATGGAACAGTCACTGTCGTAATACGACTCAAAGTCAATAGCGTAAGTTATCATATGTTATGGGCATAAAGAAACCGCGCACGATACACTGGTGTAGCGTATCGTGCGCGGTAAATGTGTTATTACTCTAGCTCCAGATCCAGCTCAAGCTGCTGCGGGAGGCGTCGAATACGATCCATCTCGTTATCAAGAGCATTTGCCACCAAATTCAAAGACATCTTCTGAACCGTGAGCTCAGTGATCTGATCGTTGAGTTTGGTGATGTTATCGTCGATTTCGGTAACTACGCTGCGGATGGAGTCGAGCTCGCGCTTTAGGAGTACAAGCGGGTTATCAATTATAGCTGTGCTCATTGGTCGCCCCCTTTTGTAAGGCGTGCGGCAAACTCAGCTACCTCAGTTGATACGCTATCTTTAGTAGCAGCCAGCGTTGGCACGTACCAGCTGTACTTCCCTTTGGACATCAGTTCAGTTCCGAAGTTCCAAAATCTGGAAGACACCGGAACATCAGGGTTGAACGTCGAGAAGGTAAACAGACGCTTGTATGTCATGCGGTAGGCATCCTTCTGAACGGTGATACGACCAATTTGATAATTGTTATCGCCGATTGGGTAAGGGAACATTGCGTCATCATCGCCGACTTGAGGAATAAGTAGGATGATTTCAGCAAACTCCGTTATGTCGTAGCTGCTTTCTACGGCGAGGCTTTTTGCGTCGGCTTCGTTAGACACGATCTTCGGCATGTAGTCCTCACCAAAAGGAACGTCTTCTTTCCACCGCTTGATTGCACCGATCACAACGACCGGAGTTTTTTGTTCGGCTTCGAGGAGGACGGAGTCCTTGTCAATCACAACCGAACCGATAGGTCCTTCGATTTCCGACATCTTTTGGATGACGTTAAGGCGAGGGATGTCGATGTCTTGCGCTGCAAAGGCAAGTCCGGTTGCTGTGTTTGTGCTTAGTGCTTCTGTGCTCATATTACTGTTTTCTGTTTCTGATTGGTTGTTGCGTTCGCTTACTAAAGGGGACATCCATAACTCCCTTTTCTCCTCATCGTGAGGAAAGTGTGTATCGTGTTGGTCCGACCTCGACGATGCCGAGATCAATAGCTTCGGTTTCGAA